TTATTCTCCTTTGTCGTGAGTGGCCCCGATCTGGCACGTAAGGACGATATCAGGCCAGTCCGTATATCCCAACCAGCGGATGACGGCTTCCCGATGAAAGTCAGGCATCTTCTTGGCGTATCGCGTTACGATGCTGATGGTCTGCCATCCTCCTTCCTCCTTCAGCCTCAGCAAATCCTTGTGGATACAATAATGCCAGGTCGCCCACGTGTGACGGAGGCAGTGCGGCGTGAGATCGGGAACAAATGCACGCTTCTCCTTGGTCGATCCTTTTGGCGTCCAGATGCGTTCCCTTCCTGAGAATCCGGCTCGTTCACAGGCATAAGCCCATGCGTTCTTGATTTGGCCGCCGCCATTGCGTCCTGTGTCATGGTATCCCTCGCCCATCGTCTTGCCTCGATACGGCCGGAACACTCGCCCTTCCCTATGAGGCAGCCCTGACAGAGCCAGCACCACGACAGGCGGAAGGTCGATATGGCGTTCTGTATCCTGTTTCTGCCAGACAACAGCGCGGGCAGCTGGAAGGTCCACATCCCGCCAGTCCAGCTCAAGCGCTTCAGACATGCGAGCTCCCGTGCCAATCAGGAACACGAGTAACGGTCGCACATGGGGAGCGGCCTCATTCACCAGATCGATTGCCTCGGCAGGACGCAGGAATTGCATTTTTGTGCGTGCGATCTTCGGGCTGGCAAATGATGGTTTGTCGCACCAATCCCGAAGTGCTGCGAACTCAAGAATTGCCCTGAGTGGCGTGAGCACGCCCCGGAGCTTTGTGGCTGGCGAGGCGTCCGTTCCTTTCGTCAGGATTGCCTTGTATGCTTGATCTACATCTTGCTGTTTGATCGTGTTGAGCTTGCGTGTGCCAAAATGGCGCAACAGCCGCTCGATGTGGAACAGCGTGGTCTCGCTCCGCTGCTCTGCCTCAAGATAGGCCGAGACAGCAGAAGCAAAGGTTACGACAGCGCGTTTGCCGTAGACTGATTCTTCCCAGAGTTCCGCTTCCCGTTTCGCGCGGAAAGCCTCCGCCTGCTCCGGGTCAGCCGTTCCAGTGCATTCGTATATGCTTTGTCCTCGGACGGTTCCGCGGATGTATAACGCTTCCCTGCCTTTGCGTTTGACGATGGAGAGGGGCATTCCAGGCTTTCGATAAGGGTTCGCACGTCTTCAGGGCGGAACATGATCTTGATGCCGATCCGGCGATGGGTTGGCGCTCCATTAAACTCAGGCACCTCTTTCAGATGATGCAGGAGCTTCGTGCGCCCGATGATTCCTTGCAGATCTTCAGCAAGTACGGACGCCACGCTGCGGAGAACTATTTGCTCACTCATTTTGCCTCCGGTTCCGGCTCATCCGACCAATGCGAAGCGATGGTTTTTGCTGGCTTGCGGTGAATGCCAAACCAATCTCTGAGCCAACCAGCAGAAACGGTTCGGCTGTCGGACGCGGACGTGTATTGAGTTTCCCTCTTTAGTTCCGCCTTGATAGTTTCCAGCAGTGCTTCCGCCTCAATCCTTGGGTCTGTTGTATCACTCATCCCCTCGCCTCCGCGTCCATGGCTGTCCGTGAAAATCTCAGCCGGTTTGCGATCAGGTAATCCCGGTTCTTTTTATTGTTGAGCACGACAGGGCCAGCGTCCCCATCGATTTGACCAGGCGGCGGGGCAGTGGCGATTGCTTCTGCGACGGATCGCAGGACGGCAAATCTCTCCCATCTTCCAGTGTACCTTCCTGTCGTCACGGAATACCGGCGACGCGTCAGGTATTCATCTTTTTCGATCACGACCGCCCTGGTGTAATCACCAGCCCACGAAAGCGGGTATGCGTAACTTGCAAAATTGGGACGCCAGAATGTGAGAAATGGTCTGCGTGCCCACTCTGCTCGCAAATCCACGATGACATATTGACTCGTATCCGTCCGCCCGCTCATGCCGGGTCTCCTTTTGAAAGGAGGCTTTTCAGAAGCCCGATAGAAGTATCCGACCGTGATTTATTGGCGCGCGCTATCGTGTCATCCAGATCAGAGAAAAGCAGACCCTTGCGGCTGCGCTGAAGTGTGTATCCATGACGCGCCATGACCCATAGAAAGATGTCGATCGTGTAGATCTGTGCGTCGGAGAACGTGAGGTTATCCATATATTGCCCTCCGTTTTTCTTGACCGATCGCTCACGGACTTCATCAAGATACTTGAAGATGTCTTTCTGATCGTGAAAATCGCGCAGGAACGGCGGGAGATACTCACCGCTCTCTAGCCATTCTTGAACTTTGCTCATCACTCCCCTCCCTCGCGTGTGAGGGCAGCGCGAAAGGAATCTCTTGCAGCGTCCCGCAAGTTAAATTCGTCTAGGGATGCCCCAAAAAGACCTTTTTCGTGGATCACGTCTTGGGTTTTTAAGTATCCACGACCGACGTCTTCCAGCACCTTTACCCTCGCCTTCAGCGCGGCTACGTTGGCGGGGTGGGTGTAAAGGGGAACTTGGAAGTATTCATATTTTTTGTCGCAATACTCTCCGAACTGCTCAAGTCCATGAGCATTCTTCGGGGTATTAGCATCCTCCTGCGACACATATGCGAACGGCTCTTGCCCTTCTGCATCCTTCCGGCGCTGTTCTTCTGCGCATCTCGCCTCGATCTCTGAAACGAATGCATCGGCTGCGGTCATGGCCTGGTCCCATGGCATATTTGCCCTGAAGAGCACGGTCAGCTCGGAGACCTGCATGTCCCGGGTTCGGCCTGGACGCCTCTGTCCAGTCTCAGTCATGACGATCAGTCCTCTTCCGGTTTGCAGACAAGGCGGATGGCGGTGATTTTCTGCTTTGGTACAGTCGAATAGGGACTGCCCTGCTCCGTATGCATGAACGGCAAGCGTTGGGGACCGGCCAGCAGGGCGATGAGGATGTATGGGTACATGAGATTGTCCTCAGGAGGCTGATGCAGCGGCGCTCTGGCGAAGCTTCCGACGCATCAAAGCGAGAAGGTTCTGCTCGTTTCGATGGTCTCCTGGCGTGCTCGATCCGAAGACCAGGGCTCCGCAAGGATGTGTCCAGCAGACGTGGCCGCCATTGGTTTTGCGTGGCGCGTATCCCATCTCCGCAGCGCGGCGACGGAGGGTGCGGAATCCGGCATAGGGGCATCTCATCGCTCAGCCCCCTTCCCTGCGATCTCAGGGCTGACCGGTGCGCGAGAACGGATGCAACGAACCCGGCTCATGCGATGGTCGCTCCGTAAGTGGTCATGTCGACCTTGACCTGCCCCTGGAAATTCGGCGTGCAGGCCGTGGCAACCAGACGCCGTCCGCGGAAGATGTCGAAGGCGCAGCAATGGCGTGAGGCCTGCTCCTTGGCGAATTTCTCGGCCTTGAGATACTCGGTAAACCTCGAGCTGTACCTGCCGGGACGGCGCCCGAGCATGACTACGCAGAATTTGTCGGAACTGCGACTACTGGCGCTCATCGGATCCGCTCCCTTTGCCAGGAGTGAAGATGCTGACCACGTAGCGGAAACGCTCCAGGCCCATCCCAGTGAGGAAGCCGGAAAGGAAGAGGTACAGACACAGAATGATCGGGCCGATGGAGCCGGGCAGATCAATGAGCATGATGGCCTCCCCGAAGAATGCGCTCCACGAAGCCGCGGAGGAGGAAAACCTGCCCTGTGCACCAGTCTTTCAGGGTGCGGGCCGCTTCTGCCGCCTCGATCTCTTCCAGCGGAGATACCGTGAGAGGTCGGCAATCGAGCGGCCGGGGCGGAATGGCAGGAACCGGCTCGGGCAGACAGTTGAGGGAAAGAAGGCTGGCCAGCTCCTGCGCCAGGCCATAGGCTCATTCACCCCACGACTGGGCGACACGATGATTGCTCAGGCTTGCGTTCTGCGTCGCCAGGTTCTGGCACGCGGCCATCCTGTTTCGAACATCCCGCGCCTTGTTATGGACCGACGGGGCGATCGAACACCTGAGGAAGCGGTCAAACCCTTCCTGGGTACAGGCATTCATGAAAGTCACTGGCTGCTGTTTCATGCTACACCTGCCGTTTCAGACTGATGCTTGATGGCCCGATGTTTGTCCCAGTTTTGATTGATGCCGTCTTTTGTCGCTTCAGCGAGAAAATCTGCAGCTTTTAAAGCGGTGTCCTTATTCGGCGTTGACCGGATAAGAATTGATGAAGCCAGCGCGGCCAGAACCATCATCCCGTCGCCGACACTCTCGCCGTCCAGATGCTTGGCTATCGTGAGGGCAAGCTGTTGCACTCGATCGTTCATGCCACACCTCCTACATGCGAGATCTGGCGGGAGGGCGCGCGGTTACGCCATGTGTTGGCCAAGTCCTGAAAGAGCAGGCTGAAGGGGCTGCCGACCGGGAACTGCGCGTCCCGGATGGCGCTTTCCCAGAAATCAGCAAAATTCAGACACAGCCATGCTGGCGCAAGGCGGTGCAGCGACGCATGCTTGGCTTCAAGGTGAGCGCGATAAACGTCTGGATAGTCTGCCTTGATACTGTCGAGGGCAGCCTGAACTTCCGCGTTCGAGGATGCATAGGCCAGAGCCTGATTCAGAGGCGACAGGAAGTGCTTCTTCCTGAGGCGGACCTCTATCTCGATGACCTGAGAAGGCTTCGGAAGGCGCTCACGAAGGGAGCAGGCCATTCCTTCACATGCTGACTTTGTGTGGGTGTCCACTGTCCAATCTCCATCGTATTGGGCGATGGAAGACTGTTAACTCCGGTAACAAGGTGGAGCAAGAAAAATATTACCGCCGTTAATATTATTTTTTGAGAGCATCTATCATTTTGATAAGGATATCCTGCGCATCAGGAGACAATTCGCGGGCTTTCAAGAGAATCGTCTGCTCTTGCTCGGTCTGAGCCTTTACGGCTTCGACGGGGTCATCCCCAGTAAGTAGCCAGCCGATTGACTTACCCAAAGCCTCCAAAAGCGCCGGAACACGCTCCCTCCTTGGTGACGCCCGCCCAGTTTCGTACTGGGCTATCGCATTCACAGTGACCCCTAACATGGCCGCAAGTTTAGCTTGGGTAAACCCTAAATGTTCTCGTTGTGTTCTGATCCTTTGCCCCATCGCTATTGAAGCAGGGGTCGGGGACTTCTTACGGGAAGGTTTGGGCGTCGTCATTCCACCCGCATGGCAGACCCCTATCATGTCGGCCTGTTAATTCTATTGCTGGAAATTATTAACTCCGGTAACAAGACGGCATGAGCGATGACACTCTTAACGAAATCCGGTCCCGTAGAGGGGCGGTCACTGAGATCGCCCAGAGATGTGGAATCAGCAAAGCTGCTGTTTCGCAATGGACAAGAGTGCCTAAGTGGCATCTGCGAACGGTTTCTGAACTGACCGGGAAAAGTCCCGAGCAACTTCGCCCCGATCTTTTTGAGGCGGAGCAAGCGGCATGAGGGCATCATCTCAGGATAATCTCCGTCATTGCTCTGCAGAGGCGAAAGAGAACTGCATTCGATCCCCGAATTCTGGTGATCTCTTTACGCTGCAACAGCTTCGTAGCTCGATCTGGTACAAAGAAAATGGGCCGCTCCCTCAAGTTGAGGAAGCGGTAAAAGCGACTTTAGAAGACATCGAAGGGGTTAATGCCGCCTTCCTGTCTATTAGCCGTCGCCTTCAAAACATGGCTGATAGGCCGCGAGGACTGAGAGGCCTGGGGCTTCCCTCTCTAATGCACCGTCTGGATATGCTCCTCTTGGAGATCCAGAACCTTCCCGGGGCCGAGGAATTAACCTTCTCCAACGTTAATGACTGCCTGCGGTGTGAGCTTTCATATAAAAATCCCTTGGTAAGGACGGAAGCTTCTGAGCGGTTTCGGTCGCGCTTCGGGCGATTTCTTTCAAGGATTCTCCGATCAGGGCTTCCAGGGGATATGAGCCGTTCGCCCTGTCACCCACGAGGAAGAAACTGACGGTGGGCCAGTTTTCCTCGGGTGCGTCCTGCATCGGCACTTTGACTTTCACTTTCAACCGACCGTCCTTCTGTCGCTTGGCTGACAAAAGGATGGGCCGAAGCTTCTGTGACATCCGAATCTCCATGGTTGTGTGTTGCAGCCCCATGGTGATCCAGCGCGTCCGGGGCGGCAATGCTCCGGACGTAACGGCTGCCTCTCTCGCGAAAGGGAGGCTGTAAAATCATGCGCGGATGCCGCTGGCCATTTGGAGACCCGAAAGAAACCGGCTTCCGCTATTGCGGTGATCCAGTTTCTGGCGGCGGTCCCTACTGCCCCTGTCATACCAGTCTCTCGGTCATTCCAGATTCCAGGCTCACCAGCACTGAACTCAGCAGGCTGCTCTATTACGGGCGCAGCGGGACGGTGCGTGTCAGAGGACAGGAAAATGGGCCGGAGTTGGTAGCTCCGGCCCGAGCCAAAAGAGCTTCTTTCGAATCCCCATCAACCCCACTCACAAAGGGATGATGGAGGATTCGAATGGCAGAGTCTCGTGCGAAAGACGGCAACTTCTTTCCGTTTTCACTTCCTGGCCAGATCGAGAGCTGCGCGGATCTTGTTGCGCGCGTGCTTCGGGGGCGGTTCGGGAACGGGCGCCATGCGGCAAAACGCATCGCCCAGATGGGAGAAGTCAGCCCGCGCACAGCCCGGAACTGGATGTCTGGATCCTGTGCGCCGCGCGGAGACGAACTGATGCGCATGATGGTCGAGTGCGACGAACTTGCGGACGAAATCTTCAGAAAAGTGCGGGAGCAGAGATGCCTCACAGAGAAAGAATAGCATCTGGCGTGACGGCTGAGATCGGCCGCCGCCTCGGTTTTGGCTACCGCAAAGGTCCTCCCCGCTCCCTCAGCTTCGGAGTGCTGAGACTGACGGTTCACTCCGGCCTGGTGCTTGATGTCGGGAAGTGGCGCTTGGCCCTGCACAAGGCAGACTCGCTGAGTACCGCCCTTATCAATGAACGCGACCAGCTCAGGGCCGCGCTCGAGAGCGAGCGTGCCGCCCATGATGAGTCACTGCTGGAGATGCGCGATGCGTTCGAACGCCTGACGAACCAGTGCGACGAAATCCTCATGTCGCGAGGGCACTGACCATGCAGCCGGCCGTCCCTGAAACCTTCGATCGTGCAGCGCTGCCCTCTCTTGGCTTCCTGTACGCCCTTCCGGCCGAGCAGCGTGGCGTATTCCATTCCCTTCGTGATGCCCTGAAGCAGGCCAAAGACGTGATCTTCCGTATCGGGGGAACACCTCTTGATAACAGGCAGATAGCGCGGCTGGCGCGCGAGGATGAAGCCGTCCTCGAGCGCGTCGTCCCTTCCCTCATCCAGTACGGATACATGCAACGCGATACAGACGGAGCTCTCTACAGCCCGCACCTGGTCGAAAGGCAGATCCGTCGCGCTGAAAGGGTCGCTGCCAAGGCAGAGCGTGAAGCGCGCCAGGCAGAACTCGAGGTGCGTCAGCTCGCCGGCGATGTGCCACAGGGTGCATCCGTCCGGGTCATCACGTCTCCCAGGAACGGACTTCGCGGCGGCCGGCCACGCGCGGGAGAGACGAAAGAGGAAGCCTATGCCCGCCGCCTGGCAGAAGCCGAAAACGTGCAGCGCAAACAGCGCCAGATGCCCCTTGTCAGTGTGATCTCTGGATCCGAAGGGAAAAACCAAACCCATTTTGAAAAACAGGGTTTGGTTTCCGAATTAGGTTCAGATCAGGATATTAGGTTTCCCGTAGATCTAGAATCAGAGAAAGATATATCCCCTTCTAATTCTAAATCTACCGAACCAACCGAAACCGAAATTTCCCCGATCAGGATTTCTGAGGCCGAACTCAGCCAGATCGTGGCGCGGGTGCTGAAGGTCGGGCGGCTGGAAGAGCGGCAGGCCGGGTTCGCAAAGAGCATCTGCCGAAAGTATCTGATTTCAGGCATACCCGCAGACATCCTCGTCGAAGCTGTGAAGCAGCATTGCGAGAAAATGGCCCTGAACGGCGATACGCCGGATAAGATGTCCGTTTATCGCAAGCCCATCGAACGCTTCTGGGCTGATCATCAGGCCGGGGTATCAACGGCTCAGCCTGAGCCGGAGACGCCGGATCCTGAAAGGGACGCCTGGGAAAAGGAAGCCGTTGAGGCTTACGGGCGCGCGCTCAAGCTGCGCAGCGAAATGTTCACGCATCATCGGGATCTCACGGCCCTCGAGCGTGACTGGCCTGCAAAGGCCCGTCAGCAGAAGCTGCCAAGCTGCGAAGTCACACGGGAAGCCTATCTTGCCTGGTACCGCCCAAAGGGACAGGCAGCATGATTGCTCCCTGGTATCTGATCATGATGGTCTTTGCATCCAGTTACAGCGGCTGGAAAATGCTCTCCATTCCCATGACAGACAAAGAAGCCTGCGCAGTCGGTGCTGCTCAGTTCCTGAAACAGACCAGAGATGAAGCAGAGAACAAGGCTTTCTGCATCGCCTCGGGATCAGCACCGTGATGGAGCCGTTCTCCTCGCTCAAGCGCTCCGCCATCTCACTGGTGGCAGGACCAGAATTCCGCTCGGTATGTGATGAGCTGGCCATGGCCAAGCGCCAGATTGCCAAGCTCGAACAGCGCCTGGCGGAAAAAGCCCTGGAGGCTTCGACCCTTCAGGCCCGTTTGACCCGAAAGCAACAGCGCCGGGATTCAAGTGGCCGATTTGTACGCCGCAACCACACCTGATGTGGAGTTCTGATGACCATTGCTGCTCTGGCCTCTGGCCAAGCTGAAGACAGTGCCCCGCTCGAAGGGGCGCTGGCAGGAAAAATGACTTTGGTCGACGTGAAGTTGACCGACAAAAAAGAGGAAGTCCCCGTTACAGTTCTGCGCAGAGGAGCCGGCCTTTACGGACTTCTCCAGAACGGAACTATTTCTGCCGCCCAGGTGAAAGCGGCCGAAAAATGGGCTCGCGATTATGAAACAGGCGTGGAGGGTGCGACTGATCCTGAACGATACCGGTCAGGGCGGCGTGGCGACATCCATGATATGATGATTGCACGCGCTCAGGCCGTTGCTCGGTATGAGGGTGTCCGTCGTTCTCTGGGGCGACGCGCCTCAGATATGCTCACTCTCCTTGTTATCGAGGGGCTTTCTGTTTCCCGTATCGCAATGCATTACCAGCGCGATCGGAAGCAGATTGTCGGGGCAATCGATCTCCTGCTGGAACAGCTTGTGGAGTATTTCGACTGCAATGCTGTCCGGATAAAAATTGTTTGACCTGGCCCAGCTGGGCAGCGTAACAGTCTAAAATCTTCGATGGCGTGTGTCCGGATAACCGGGCCACGCCTTTTTTGTTGGCATTTTGCCCCTTCCCCACAAAAGCGAATCAGAATGCGAAAACTCGCAGCGGCGAGCGTGGGCGAGGTATGCCTACGCGGCAGAGATCATTTTGTGATCCTGGCGGTTCGAGACCAGGACGCTCTCTGCGTCCCGCTCATCCAGAACCGGACATATATTCATCGCTCAGATGTTCTGCTGCCGGATTTTCCTTCGATTGCAACAGTCGTCGCACGTTGTGCGCGGCCGAAATGGCAGAAGAATGCCTGGGATGCTCGCGTCATGAGCGTCTCCTCACCTCTTCACGGGGAAATCATTCTCGCTGTGCAGCGTGATGCCGAAGCACGGCGAGGAGAAACCTTCCCGCGGGGAGTTGTCAGATCAGTGCTTGGGCGAGGCCCGAGACTGGGTGACTGCGGAAGAAAAAAGGGTGGCGCGCCTTCCGATTGAAGGGCTCCGAAAGCGTCATGATAACGCAGAGTTATCTGACATGGCCCGTTGGGCGGCGTGTCAGATAACTCTGAATATCCCCCTGAAAGCCGTCAGATAATACCTGTTATCTGACGTTTTTTCATGCCTCAAATGAGGATGAAAACTTATATGTATCAATGACTTGTTAGAGAGTTGGACGAATGGCGCCAGCAGCGGCGGGGAAAACGCCCAATATCTCTGACGACGATCGTCTCATGAAAATGTGGCTCCACAACCGCTCCGAGAACACGGCTCGGGCCTATCGGGCGGACGTGGAATCTTTTCGTGCGTGGAGCGCCAAACCGTTCCTCGAGGTCACGCTTGAGGATCTGCAGGAATGGTACGACAGCCTTGAAGGCGCCGATGCTACGCGGAGACGAAAGCTCGCCTCCGTGAAATCGGCCCTGTCATTTGGCGTGCGCGTCGGCTTCCTGTCTGTTGACGTTGGCGCAGCGATCCGCATCGAGAAAGAGCGCGACCGTCTCAGTGAACGCATCCTCTCTGAGGAGGATGTCAGGAAGATGATCGACCAGGAGGAATGTCCGCGTCGTCGTGCGGCATTGAAGGTCTTGTACTTTCTTGGCCTTCGCATCTCCGAACTGTGCGGCCTGACCTGGAGAGATATGACACGGCGCCAACAGGGGGGCATCGCCTCTGTGTTTGGCAAAGGGAACAAGACGCGGAGCGTCCCGGTTCCTGCAAAGCTGTGGAAAGAGCTCGTGGCGCTGAGAGTCGACAACCGCAGCAATGCGCCGGTTGTCCCCGGCCACGACGGGGGCCCGCTTCATTTGAGAGCAGCAAATCGCCTCGTGAAGCGGGCCGCGCGGCGTGCCGGATTGTCAGAAGCGATTTCACCGCACTGGCTCCGGCACGCCAATGCATCACATGCCTTGGACAACGGCGCTCCTGCGCATGTTGTCCAGGCGACGCTTGGACACAGTTCCTTGGCTACCACGACAAGATATACCCACGTCCGCGACGGGGACGGTTCGGGAAATTACCTGAGAGATTGACCTTCACGTGGTGTGGAGTGTGGTCTCTCCGCTTGGGAAATAGACAATGCCGCCTCGTTCCACTCGCCATCCTGCTCCCTCGCGTCGTCCAGCTCAGGCCGATCATGCTCCCCGCTATCGGAGACGCCCGGAAACACTGGACGAGATCCGAGCTGAAAACGTCGACTTCTGGGTCCGGGCAGCGCATCGATACGAGCGGATCGCACGAAACTCCCGCATCCCGGGGATCCGAGTTTGGGCCGCCAGGGAAGCGGACCATGCCCATGGCGTGGCGCAAACCCGGCGCGATGAACAGCTGCATGAGGTATCCTGATGAGCAATGTTCCTGACGGTTTCATGGAAGATGCGGCCGGCCGCCTTGTGCCTGTCGCAAACGTTCGGCCTGAAGATCTCCTTCAGGATGAACTGGTGCGAGGTCTTGTGGCGAAAGCCTGCGGCCTTCGAGAGCAGATGGTCTCGTTTCGTCGCGATGGGATGATCGAGATCCAGAGCTTCCTCGATCTGCTCGCTGAGAAGTATGGCGCCAAGCGCGGGGGCAGCAAAGGGAATGTCTCCCTCAAGACGTATGACGGACGTCTGCGGGTTCTGGTGGCGATCGGGGACTTCATCACGTTCGGACCCGAATTGCAGATCGCCAAGGATCTGATCGATAGCTGTCTTACGCGCTGGAGTGAGGGCGCAAACCAGAACATCAAAGCGATCGTGCTGGATGCTTTCGATGTCGGCAAGGAAGGCCGGCTGAACACCACCAAGATCCTTGGCTTGCGCCGCTACAGCATCGAGGATGAAGAATGGATGCGCGCAATGGATGCTATCACCGCATCTGTGCGGATCGACTCAACGCGCAGTTATCTGCGTTTCTATGAGCGGCCCGAGGGCAGCGAAAGCTATCAGCAAATTCCCCTGGAACTGGCTAAGGCTTGAAGTGGGTGCCATCAAAGGCACCCACTGGACTTACTGCTTCTTCACCGTTCGGGTGATTGTGATCCGTTCCTGCGCTACTTCCTTCTGACTTGCCCCTTTCCTCTGGCCGGGAAGCTGGGGCTCACTGTCACGGATCCGATATTTCTGAACTGAGTCCATGCAGTCGCCAACCGCCTCGGCATAGGACATGTTCTTTTGTCCTGCGACAATATCCTCAAGTGAAGCTTCCCACATCGGTGGTAGTGGCATTCCCATCTGCTCCCAGGCCCAGAGCGCATCTGCTTCGCCAAAGATCAGGCGCGTTTCACGGATGAAGGCGATCCGGTCAGAAAGATTTTCGGAGGCCCAGACCGGAAGAACGGGTGGCACAGTTGGTCCCATTGAGAACGATCCCGTTTTACGGATCGTTGGGAGGACTTCTGACGTGACCCATTTTTTGAAGCGCTTGGCTGATGCCTTGCGGCTCGTAAAGATCAGGCTGTAGAGACCGCTTTCGTTGATGATCGTGCGATCTGCGTTGAGATTCCCACTATCGCTATTAACGATAGTCGCCTTTTCGTCGTCATCGAGCCTGGTAGCGGCATGTGGAGCATTCTTAATCTCTAGAGCAGCGCAAACATCGGTGAGCATCCACCAAGGCTGTCCATCTTGCATCACTACACGGACAGAATGATTTTCGAAGTTGAAAGGGACGAGGCCGCTCATGACAGCCCCCTTTCGGCCAAGGCGATAACATCTGCGGCGAAGGCGTGGATGAATGTGATTTCCGGGTCTTCCGGGTGGGCTTCAAACTCATCGATGTAAACAGGCAGGTACAGTAGAACGGTCTGTGCCTTGGCGTGCAAGCCTGTCAGGGAGGTTGCGGGCGTCTCAGAAAGCTTTTGCAGAAGCTGATCAGACGCCTCTACGAGTTCTGTCCTGAGTGCTTCCTCTGCCCGTGCCGCCGGTGAGCCAAATGGCAACAGTGGTGCGAAATCAAGGCGGACTACCTCCTGACGAACTGCTCTGTATTGAGTGCAAAGTCTCACAACCTGAGCATCGGGGTTTTTAGAGGCAGCATGAGCGACACTCACGGCTGGCAAAGAAGCAAGTCCGGCGAGCATAGCCCGACGGGATGTGGTAGAGGCGTGATTAGCCTTTGGCATGGGGGGTCTTCCCTTGTCGGAGGTTAGGGCGGCTCAGGAAGGTTGGATTTCCTGTTGCCGCCCGGACTATATGCGCGTATATAGTATGCAATGTCAACACTTATTGCGCGCAAAAAGATGGGACGCCCTAGGGTCGAGAGCGAGGAAGTTCGCTCTCGCGTGCAGCAGCCCTTGCTTGGTGAACTGGACGTATGGGCTGAGACTCACAACCTCTCCCGTGCCGAAGCCATCCGCCGCTTGTTAAAAATTGGAATTGAAGCAAGCAAAGAAGAGTAGTTATCTGATGCCCTCAACCTCGATTTTATTGAGGTACTTACAGAGGGTATTATGAAGCATCTTTTTATTGCAGTTTGGTTATCTGCAAGCGGAATTGCTTATGCGCAAAACATCTCTAGCATTGAAAACAGGGATTTTTTGGAAGCAAATGATAGTTGCTCGTTTCCTAGTGTAGACGCTTCTACTCAGTTCAATGCTTGCCAAACTGTTCTCTCTTTGAACGGTGCACTGAATAAAAAGGGAGTATGCCATGCTCCCGAAAGCTACATTGGCCGTGACTGGGTATCTTGCAAAGAGTTGGGGACGCCTTCGCAAGGGGAACGATTAAGCCTAGACACAGAAACTATAGGACTGGTCGTACATCCTCGCTCTGATGTGGTTGTAGAATGTAAAACCGCAGAAACTCTTCGCGGTATTCTTCCCTCTATTCATAATATTTCCAGATCATCTGAGATGGAAACAGCCCTTGAAGGTTATAATTGTGGTTTTGCGTCTACTGGTAGCACCATGAAAATTTTGGGCTACGGAAACCACATGGTCCACGTCGAAATACTTTTAGATGGTACTGATCATCCATCACCGATAATGGCTTGGCTTCAAGTAAATGATCTTGCATCTGGGCCTGCTCATTAAGACGGCCTTTAGATAAAGCATGCGCGGCTTTTCTGCATTCTTGAGAGAATGACATGTATCAACATATTCATGTCGAAGTGGGCTCCGATAACAGCAATTCGTTCGATTGTAGCTTCTGATGCCAAACGCTCCTGACCGCTACCGTCCTGCTGGCTGGAGGCAGCCCCTGCGTAACCAGCAATATGACCGTCATCGGGGATCTGCTTCCGCGAGAGGGTATGACAGAAAGTGGCAGGCATTCCGCAAATGGTTCCTGATCAGAAACCCTCTTTGCCACGATTGTAGGCGTGAGCAGCTGCTCACGCCTGCGACGGAGGTCCACCACATTCAGAAGTTGCGCGATGCCCCTGACCGTCGGCTCGATGCAACCAACTGTATGGCACTGTGCCATTCCTGCCACAGCACACGCACAGCGTGTGGCGAATAGGTAACACAACCCCCGGTAGGGGGGTCATTTACTTGGCCCTCCGACCGTTTGTGGACCGCGTCTTAATCTTTTTTTCGTGCGGCCATAATGGAGGAAAAAAGTTATGGGGCGTCCTCCGAAGCCAACGCACCTGAAAGTGGTGTCAGGCACGTTGCGCAAGCATCGGCAGAATCCTGCTGAACCGAAGCCGAAAAAATCCCGGTTGAGTGCCCCTTCTCATCTTCCGAAGCGTGCGAAGGCTGCGTGGACGAAAGCGCACAAATTACTCACGGACATGGGTGTTCTCACCAGCGCAGATGGTGCAGCGCTCGAAGCATTATGCCTGGCCATCTCTGACGAATGGGAAGCGCGTGACTCTCTGGCACGCTCGATCACCTATCAGAAGCTGGTCGATGATACAGACGAAAGCGGAAAAAAAACCTCTCGTCTGGAAGAGCACACGATCGCTGAGGGAGGCTCCCAGACCTACGTCACGATCGGCAAGAGCGGACCAATGGTGCGCATGCGCCCTGAAGTGGCGGCAATAGCTGATGCAAATAGACGGGTGGCAATGTGGCTCGCGAGGTTCGGCCTGACGCCGGCAGACCGGTCAAGGGTCGGAGCCGCAGAGGAGAAAAAGGAAAACCCGTTCGCCGATCTCGGCTGAAGCTCGACAGCAAACACGTCGAACTGGCGGAACAATATGCCCGCGACGTTCTGGCTGGCGTCATCCCAGCCTGTAAATGGGTCCGCCTCGCCTGTGAACGTTTTGAGCGCGACCTTCTGCGGGCAGACGAAGAAGACTTTCCCTATGAACTGAATTTCCGCAAGGGCGCGAAGATCTGTCGCTTTGTGGAGCTCATGCCCCATACCAAAGGGAAATGGGCTCAGAAGCGCGAACTGATTGTCCTTGAACCCTGGCAGGCGTTCATCCTGGTCAATGCATTTGGCTGGACGCGGAAAAGCGATGGGCTTCGGCGGTTCCGCGTTGTCATGGTCGTCGTCCCCCGCAAAAACGGCAAGTCAGCTCTCTCGGCGCCAGTGGGTCTGTATATGCTGGCGGCAGATGATGAATACGGCGCTGAGGTTTATTGCGGCGCCACCAGCGAAAAGCAGGCCTGGGAGGTGTTCCGCCCAGCTTCAGAGATGGCGCGCAAGACGCCTGAATATCGGTCCCAGTATGGTGTTCGAGTAAATGCTTCGAACATCAACGTGTTGAGCACGTCTTCGCGCTTTGAGCCCGTTATCGGGAAACCTGGGGACGGTTCATCGCCCTCATGCGCTATTGTGGATGAGTACCATGAGCATGCCACATCGGATTTGTGGGATACGATGCTCACCGGTATGGGCGCGCGTGATCAACCGCTCATGTGGGGTATCACCACGGCCGGCTCCAACATTGCCGGCCCCTGCTACGACCAGATCCTCACAGGCCGAAAAGTCCTTGAGCAGGTCTTCGAGGATGACACGCTTTTCTACATCGAGTGGACGATCGATGATGGAGATGACTGGACCGACCCCGCCTCTCTTCGAAAGGCCAATCCAAACATCGGGGTTTCGGTCAACGAAGAATTCTTGCTGACCCGACAGAAAGACGCCATTCGCAACCCCCGTCTTCAGGCAACATTCAAGACAAAGCATCTCAATGTCTGGGTGAATAGCCGGTCCGGATTTTTCAACGTCCAGTCCTGGAATGATTGCAGGAAAGAAGGCTTTGATGCCTACGACTATCACGGTCGAACGGCAGTCATCGCCCTAGATCTCGCATCCAAGAATGATATCGCCGCCATGCAGGTGCTCATCCCCCTGGAAGATGGGCGCTTTGCCACCTTCGGAAAATACTACCTCCCGGAGGCGGCTCTCGATGTTCCGGCCAATGAGCACTACCGAGGCTGGGCAAATTCCGCAGATCCATCCTTGATCGTGACTGACGGCAACATGATCGACTTCAAGCGTATTGAGGACGATCTGGAGGAGATCCGGCAGCAATTCACAGTGGCAGAAGTTGTCTTCGATCCGGCTCAAGCAACCATGCTTGTAACAAGCCTGATGGATAAAGGCGTTACGGTCATCCAGTTCGATCAGAACGCCCGGAATTATTCAGAACCTATGAAGCAGGTTGCAGCTGAGATCGATGCCGGGAAATTCGAGCATGGGTGCGAGAAGAATGACCCTATGACCTGGATGATGTCGAACGTAGAGGCCCGAGAAGACGGAAAAGAACAGGTCTTTCCTCGGAAGGCACGTCCAGAGAACAAGATCGACGGCCCCGTCGCTCTCATAATGGCCCGCTCCCGTTATCTGGGAGGGGAAAGTACAGGCTCCGTTTACGAAGAAAGGGGGCTGCTTGCATTCTAATACCCAGGAGAAGCCCGGATGCCATCTCGCACCAGGCGCCGCGTGGAGCCGTATCTAACGATGCCGCAACGCCGCCAGAAGGCGGATAGCGTGGCTCCGACTGATTTCAGCCTTGCATGGCCAAACCCCAATATGATGGGGATGTTCGGTGGATGGACAGGTTCCAGCGGAATACCTGTCACCCCGCTGACAGCGATGCAGGTCTCGACGGTTTATGGTTGTGTCAAAGCCAAGGCCGAGGACATGGGGAAATTACCACTTCTCCTCAAAAGGTCGTTGCCTGGCGGAGGCGCCATCGTGGATACCTCCCACCCCCTAAACGCTCTCCTGGCACAGCCCAATGGGTGGCAGACCCCTTTTGAATTCATCAGCTACATGGTCACAGCCCTGGAGCTGCGTGGAAACGCTTATGCGGTCATTGTCAGAGGCAAAGCCGGGCAGCCTCTCGGACTGATCCCTCTCAATCCAGACCGCGTGAATGTCCTGCTCTCCCCCAAGGGCTGGCTGTATTACAACGTCAGCCATCCCCAACTTGGAGACGGGCTCACGCTGCATGGCGATGATGTGCTCCATATTCGCAACATCTCCATTGACGGGGGCTATCTGGGACTGAGCCCGATTGCGATTGCCCAGGATACGATTGGCATAGCGCTTGCCGCCCAGGCACATGGTGCAACCCTGTTTCGAAACGGGGCGCAGCTGGGGGGCGTCCTGAGCTCACCGAACAAACTCTCTTCCGAAGCAGCGCAGCGAATGGCGCAGTCCTGGAAAGACCTGTATGGGGGCGTCGAAAACAGCAGCAAAGTTGCCGTTCTTGAGGAAGGGGTAAAGTTCGACAAGATTGCGATGACGTCTGAAGAAGCTCAGTTCCTAGAGACAAGGCGTTTCGCAGTCCCGGACATCTGTCGACTCTTTCGTACGCCGCCTCACAAGGTGTTCGATATGTCGGACGCTCATTATTCGAACTTCGAGAATGCCAACCAGGCTTATATCGATGATGCCTTGGCGCCGATGGCAGTTCGTTTTGAGCAAGGAGCCCGTCAGAAGCTTCTTTTCGATGACGAACGTTCGAAGCTCTTTTTTGAATTCGACTTCAAGGCGCTCCTGAGGGGAGACCAGCAGTCACGTTTTACAGCCTACAAGACGGCTCTGGATGGTCTGTTCATGACCCGCAATGAAGTACGGATCAGGGAAGGAATGAACCCTGTCCCAGGTGGGGACGAGTTTATCATTCCCCTGAACATGGCTGATCCGGGAGGAAAACCGGAAACCAAGCCGCCTCCGACCGCCGCGGCTCCAGTCGCGCCGGCACCTGCCACCGAAGACGTCAGCAGTGCGGATGGTCCGCCAGGACCTGCCCAGAACGTCGTTGGAGACTGATTCATGTCACGCATCACGCCATTGCGACGCTTCAAGTCGCTGGCGCGGAAAGGCGATCCACTGCCGGCGGATTTACGGATCCGAAAGCAGGTTGCTCTTTCCGACATTTCCCAGACGGGAGACAGGCGTCTGCGCTTTACCATCTCGACTGACGCTATCGACCGGGATGCAGACGTCATTGATCCAGCAGGGTGGGATCTGACGGAATACAGGAAGAATCCTGTGGTTCTTTATGCCCACGACGCGGAAAATTTTCCGGTTGGTAAAAGCGTTCAGGTGGATGTCACAGACAACCTCCTCTGGGCTGAGGTCGAATTCATCTCTCCCGATGTCCCCCTTGCCGGCCCGCGCGCTGATGCCGTGTTTCAGATGTGCCAAGGAGGCTTTCTGAACGCTGCAAGTGTCGGTTTTCATCCGGTTGATTTCGAGTTTTCCTCGGAGCGGATGGATGATTTCGGCATGGATTTCACCCGTCAGAAGCTTCTGGAATGGTCCATCGTGACGATCCCTTCCAATCCGGAAGCCCTGATCGAACCTCCCCAGCAAACAGACCAGGACGTCGCTGTCAGTGCTGAGGATCAGAACATTTCCATGGGAAGCGAGGCACGCAGCAACACTGCCTCTCGCCGGAAACGACTTCTCATGATGCGCGCCCGAGCCGCTCTGGTCTGAAGACCAGGCCGCCAGCGTGATTGCCGGTCTAGCCGGCCTTTTCTGAAAATACGGATATATTGATGCGCAAGCTGCATGAACTTCGCCGCAAGAAGGCGAATCTCGCTGCTGGAATGAAGACCCTCGCACAGAAGGCTGCAGACCTGCCGGAAGGTGAAGAACTGTCGAAGGAAGACAGTGACCGGTTCGATGAACTGGAGAGCCAGATTGCGGACCTTGGCAAGCGTATCGACCTCTGCGAGCGCGCTCAGGAAGCCGAGGGCGATAATGCAGAGCCGGCAGACCCACAGGATCCGGAAGATCCCGAGGACCCAGAGGACCCCGAGGATCCGGAAGACCGAGAAGAAGCCGAGAAGGCTCTTGCCCGTCTTCGTCGGAAGGGGGCCGGAGCTGGCCGAGCCGCTCCGACGCCCAAGCCGAAATTCGAGAAGGGTGTCGTCTTTGCCGGCATCGCCAAGATGATGGCAAAGGGCGGCGGAAATGCCCATCTTGCTGCCCTCGAGGCGAAGAGCGTCTATGGCGAAAACCATCCCGTCACCAAGGCTCTGAATACCGGCTCCGGGCCGGGCGGTGGCTTCATCGTCCCACCTGATTACGTGGCCGAGATCATCGAGCTTCTTCGTGCCCAGACTGTTGTGCGAGCGGCTGGTCCACGCGGGCTGCCAATGCCGCGTGGCACCATGACCCTGCCGCGCCAGAGCCAGGCTGCCACAGCAGGCTATGGTGCAGAGTTGGCGTCTATCCCGGTCAGTGAGCAGCGCCTTGACCAGATCGTGGCCAGCTACAAAAAGCTGACAGCCCTCGTCCCCGTCTCGAATGACCTCATGCGTTACAGTGATCCCGCAGTGGATGCGTTTGTGCGTGACGATATCGTGCAGGTTATGGCTCGGCGAGAAGATCTGGCCTTTATCCGTGGCGATGGCCTGAATGACAGCCCCCGCGGTTTCAAATCCTTCTGCCTGGCTTCTTCGATCATTTCGGCCAGTTCGGATGTTTCGCTCGCAACGGTCAATTCGGCTCTGACGGGTGCCATCACTCGTCTGCGCATGGCCAACATCACGGTTCAGAAGCCGTGCTGGATCATGAATCCGCGCAGCGAGATGTTCCTCTATTCGCTGCTCAATGCCTATGGGCAGTACGTCTATCGCGACGAGATGAATGACGGAAAGATCCTTGGCATCCCTTACAAGACCACGACACAGATCCCCACCAATCTGACGATCAGTTCGGTCACCGGGTGCTCTGAGATCTATCTGGTGGAAATGACCCAGGCTCTTCTTCTGGATTCCATGTCCATGGAACTGAGTGTTTCCCGAGAGGCCTCCTATCAGGATCTGGATGGGAACACCGTTTCGACGTTCCAGCAGGATCAGACCCTCGTCCGCGCCATCTCGGAGCATGATTTCCAGATGAGGCACGACGAAGCGATTGCCATGGTCCAGGGCGTAACCTGGCAGCCGTCCTGACGGCCGACGTCACACTTTTCAACTTCTACGGATATAGACCATGGATATCGTTGGCCTTCGGGATCCAAAATCCTACTTTTCGGCGGTCGCAGCTGCGGCCGTCGTCAATGCGGTTGCGGGAGGCGCGGGAAATGCTGCCGCCGTAACAGGCATCACCATCGATCTGGTGGCTTTGGGTGTCCCTCAGTCGCTTGTGTTTCTTCTTCAGTCTTCCGCAACTCTCTCCGCTGCCGCGACACTCAGCCTGACGGACATCACGTTCCAGACGAGCGGGGATGGTGTGACGTGGGAGCCTTACGAATCATCCTACGGCGATCCTGCTGATCCAGGTGTTGTCGGTACCGGCGCCACGGGAGGCAGTACCGTGGAGACGGTTACTGGCCTTGAGGTCTATGTGGCGTCTGCCCAGCAGTACTTCCGGATCCTGTTCACGCCGACGCTGTCGGCCTCTGAAAAGGATACCGCGACCATTATGGCAGCGGTCATTGCGGCAGGCTTTGCCCGCTACCCTGCGGCCTAAAGGAGCCTCTGATGAACTCGACTGATGCGAGTGTGACATTCCTCCGGCGCCAGGGCGTCGGTGGAAACACCTATAATGCTGGTGAATCCGCAAGCTTTCCGCGCCCGATCTGTGAAAAGCTGATCCGGCTGAAGCTTGCGAAGCCCTACGAAGATCTTCTCGCCAAGGAAGACCGTACCACCAAGGTCTCGGCACCGGTTCGGAAGGCCTAAGCCATGGATACCGCCCTTACGGTGGTGTCCCCTCCTTCGTGCGAGCCAGTCTCCCTGGAAAGACTGCGGCGCCATACTCGTATCGATTACGAGGATGATGACGATCTATTGGCCATATATCTGGCTACGGCTCGCACTTTGGCTGAACAATACCTGTCGCGGGCGCTGATCACACAGACTCTTCAGTGGTCTGTGGGTCGGCGCTTGATGCCTCAGGCGGCTGGCCCCACGCCTTATGCCCCACTCTTTTTTCCAGGTGGAAATGCCTTCGGGTTGCCGCGCCTTGGCCGGACACCGCTTGAACTGCCCCGCAGCCCGGTCGTGTCAGTGAGTAGCGTCAGTCTGATGCGTCCGGATGGTACAACGCAGCTTCTGGCTTCAGACAAATACATTCTCGATAATGTCCTGCAGCCAGCCCATCTTCGGATCCTGCCTGATGCAATTGAAGGGCCTATCCAGCATCTGAGCACGATTTTCGAAGCTGGGTATGGAGCCGACCCTTCTGTGATTCCGGTTCCAATCGTGCAGGCAGTGATGATGATCGCGTCGTATCTCTACGAAAACCGGGGGGATACGGATGCACAGATCCCTGCTGCGGCAGAGGCTCTCCTAGCTCCATACCGGCTGATAACCTTCGGAGGGTAGAATGGCTGAGAGTGAGTCGGTTCGAATAGGCCGGCTGCGCTGGCCACTTCTTCTGGCGACGCGACAGCAAGTTGCACAGGCCCTCGATGAGGGAACAGGCATCATTGAAACTCTGGGGAATGTCCAGAAAGTGCGCGGCGATGTGCAGCCAGTAGGAGCCCTTAGCTTCTGGGCGGCTGCAGGCGGTATCGAACAGGTCGATGGTGCGCCAATAACCCATCGGATTTTTATCCGATGGCTGGATGCCGTCACCAATGCTGACGCCATTATCCGACAGACAAAGCGAGTTGATCAAAGCATCCGCATGGAGATCTTCCGGATACGGCGCATGCGGGAAATCGCCGGTAGGAAACGCTTCGTCATTCTGGAATGCCAGCTTGAGAAAGAAAACGACCCATGGCCGATGCCATAAATCTTCGGATTACGGTCGATGCAGCGGCTCTTCAGTTCGATAAGAAGGCTCTCAAGGCTTCCCTCATGGTGGCCGGGCGGGAAGTCGCCAAACAAGCCCGCTCTGATATTCGCAAGAGCATCGGGACGGGCCGTGTTTATCGAGGGCCAGGCGGGTCAGCTGCCAGATACCGAGGAGGCTATAAAAAAGGCCTCCATCAGGCTTCTTCTCCAGGACAATCGCCCACCAGCATCACTGGCACACTCTCGCGCTCGATAAAGGTCCGGGCGTTCCGCAGCGGCGAAGGCGTGTCGATCAGGGACACCGCTTTCTATGCACTGTTTCTTGAAAAAGGAGCGCAAGGAGGCGGACGGCTGAGTTCAGGCGGGAAAAGGATCCGCGGCAAAAGTGGCATCGGAACGATAAGACGTCTTGAGCCACGACCCTTCCTCACCCGCGCGCTGGGTGAAAGTGAGGAGAGCATAGAGCCTCGCCTGGAAGCTGCTGCCCGAGCCGGGATCAGGATGGTCAGAAAGAAACGATGAACATCGACACGATAATCCGGCAGGTGAAAGCTTACGCTGGCGTCTTCAACGGCCAGGTGGCCGGAGCGGCAGAGTACGCGATGGCCAACGATACAACCTGGATGCAGCCACCTTGTGCGTTTGTGATTCCTCTCGAAGACGAACCGGAAGGGAACCAGGTTCAGAATAGTCTGGTCCAGAAGGTAACTGAAACGGTTGGGATTATCGTTTTTCTCGATAACAGCTCTGACCGACGGGGACAGAAAACGGCAACCCTGGCCGTAAATGATGTCAAGAAATCCCTTTTTTCCGCCATTCTGAACTGGCGTCCTGATGACATTTGCGCCTCACAGGGCTTTCGCTATGCCCGAGGCGGTCTTCTCGGCGATCCAAACCGTGCCCGTCTGGCATGGCAGTTCGATTTCGCAATCGATGTCACGATTTCGGCTGCAGACGGCTTCCAAATTGGCGCCCCTCCCCTGATCGAGATCGACATTGAAACGGTCGATCAGTCCGGAACGCCAGGGCTGTCATTCCGGGTGCCGGATCTCAATCCTTCTGGGAAATCCAATGATTACTCTCAAACCTCGGGCGGGTCTGAAGATCCGCGACTACGTCACCCATGAACTGATCCCGGACAGCGGCATCCAGGTGCAAGCCATCGGAGAACAGCCCAGGGCGGCTTATTGGAAGCGTCTCCTTCGCGACAAGGATGTCGAAATCGTTTCTCCGGCCGCTCCATCGGCTGCACCGGCGCCTGAAGCTGCTCCGGCCGTTCTCACGAAACCGCAGGCCTGATGTATGTCGATTACCTTCAAAAGCCTTGATCTCACGCAGCGGACACATGGCGTATTCGCTGAGGTTGATCCGCAATACGTAAGCGGAGATCAGATCCAGCGGACTTTGATCCTCGGACCTATGCTCTCGTCGGGAACAACCACTCCCGATGTGCCGTTTCTGGCCACGGGAAAAAGCGCTGTCGATGCCGCCTGTGGTGTCGGTTCCGTGCCAGCATTGATGTATCGGCAGTATATCCTGCAGGATCCTACGGCGACGATCTATATTCTCCCGCAGTCTGAAGACAGTACGGCGGTCGCGGCCAAAGGAACCATCACCGTTGCCGGCACAGCGACAGCGGGCGGAACCATTGCGTTATATCTTGCCGGCACGAAAATCCAGATTGGAGTGGCTAGCGGATCCGACGCGACAACGGTAGCAGCTGCCATCGTCGCCAAGATTAACGCAACCGCCAACGTTCCGGTATCGGTGAGCTCTAGTGCCGGTGTCATCACCCTGACGTCTCTCAACAAGGGAGAAGTCGGCAACGAGATTGATGTCCGTTTCAACTATCTCGGGACTGCCGGAGGCGAAAGCACGCCGGCTGGCCTGACCCTGTCAGTTTCGGCATTGACCGGAGGCGAGACAAATCCTTCAGACAGTCTGTCCAGTGGGCTGACCAATCTGTCTGACAAGACGTTCGATTTCATCGTTTCGCCTTATACTGACAGCACGTCACTCGGCCTCCTTGAGGCACTTCTGGATGAGACGTCCGGACGATGGTCCTGGGCTCAGATGCTTTATGGCGGTTACTTCTGTGGCGTCCGCGGCACGGCTGGCACATTGTCGACCTTCGGCAATGGGCGGGATGAGTTCACTGGGACTGGTATGGGGTTTGACGACAGCCCCAGCCCCGCATGGCTGTGGGGAGCAGATTATATGGGGGCGGCCGCAGCCAGCCTTCGTGCAGATCCTGGCGTGCCGCTGCAGGAACTGGTCCTGAATGTTCTGGCGCCGCCTGTGGAAAGTCGTTTCGATCTCTCCATTCGAAATACCCTTCTGTACGATGGTATTTCGACGTTTGTGGTGAATGATGCAGGTCAGGTTGTTATCGACCGTGCCATCACTTTTTGGCAGACGAATACGTCTGGCGCGCCCGACATTACATGGCTGAACGTCGAAACGCCTTACAGCCTTGTCTATATCATCCGTGATATTCAGGCCTTTCTGAAAGCCCGTTACGGCCGCAAAAAGCTCGTTGCCGATGGGACGGATATTTCTGGCGGCTCCAATATGGTGACGTCCCAGACGATCCTGGCAGCGGCTGTCGGTCGCTATAAGACCCTCTGCGACAACGGGTTCGCCCAGGGGTATGAAACATTCAAGGCGAACGCCTCAGCAGAAAACATGGGCAACGGAACAGTGGCTCTCATGCTGCCATTCCACCTTGTTGATCAGCTTCGGATGATTGCCATCAAGGTCAACTTCATCAGTGGAGTCTCTGCCTAATGGCCGGCATTTACACTTCTGCCCCGAACTCCATGGCTGTCCGGGCTGGTACAGTCTCGGTTGAAATCGAGGGCATTGCAGTCGATGTCGCATCCGAGCTGACATACGATGCCACGACGAAAAAACGTGAAGTTCTCACGGGCCAGTCTGGTGTGCAGGGTTATTCTGAAACCCCGAAACCGGGCTTTATCTCCTTCATGATGCGCGACAGCGGTGGCCTTTCTCAGGCCGCGATTGTCGATATCGGTGCAGTCACGGTCGTAGCGGTCCTGGCCAACGGGAAGACCGTAGTCGGAACGAATGTGATCGCTACCGATGTCGCAGGCGTGAACACAGCAGAAGGCACGTTTGAGGTCCGCTTTGACGGGGTTGTGACGGAGATCACGAAATGAACTTCGAATCCTATGAGCTCGCTGCCCCGATTTCATTCGAAGGCGGACAGATCCAAACCCTGTCCATCCAGGAACCTGATGCGCTGAAGCTTTGCAATGCTCAGCGGGCCATCGAGGTCGATGCCAATCCGGAAGCCATGTCGATTTTTGCTCGCGACATCGTCGTGGCGTGTTGCGGCATAAGTTCGAAGGTCGCTGATCTCCTTCCTCTGGGAGTTACCGCGGCCATTTCCGATTTGGTCATGACGACCATTATGGCTGAAGTCGATGGTTTCGAATTTGATCCTTCACAGGATACGATCGAACTGAATCCTCCGGTCAACGTAGGCACGATCGGTTACTCGGAACTGTACGTCCGAAGCGCCACAACCGGGGAAATGATCAAGGCGAATTCGAACCTTCGTAATTCCCAGGGCCCCGCCTCTGACCTGAAATACCGTATGTCTCTGGTCAGCCAAGTCTGCGGCATTCCCATCACGACCGTTCATAAATTCCCGGCCTCGACTGTGTATAAGACTGCCAAGGTGATCGAGGTTTTTACGAACGATGGCCGCGGAACTGGAAACAGCTGATCTGGGATCTGGCGTATCATTTCCGCTGCGGTCCGGATCCTTTCTGGGGCATGACGGGTGAAGAGCTTGTCGAGGCCGCTCAGCAGGCTACCCGCCAGATTGCCGCCCAAAGGCCTCCTTCATAGAGGACGCCATTCCCTCTCACGATAAATACGATAAGCAGGAGCGGACATGGCCGGTGGAAAGGGCTTCAGTGTCACCATCACCGCCGTCGACAAGGTCACAAAGACACTCGACGATATCACCAAGAAGACCCGCGAAACCTTCCAGCCTTTTCGAAATCTCTATGCTTCCGTCAATCGCCTCTCACAGGTGTCAGGCCTCAATCAGGTTGGCAATTCACTACGCGATGTAGGCCGAGGTGCAAGGGATGTCTTTGATCGGGTAAGCTCGATCGTCGCTCCGCTCGGGGCCATTACGGGTGCGGCCAGTCTGGCAGGCATGTATCGTATGGTCGCCGCATGGTCGCAGTGGGGATCGCAGCTTCGCTTTGCCTCCCAGGGGATCGGGGTTTCGACACAGCGGCTTTCTTCCTGGGAAGCTGCGGCCCAGATAGCAGGCGCCTCTGCCGGGACCATGACATCCGCTCTCCGAGGCCTCGGGCAGAACATGTACGACGCCGTAGGCGGACGAAATGCCAGTTTTGTGGCCCTGATGAACGGCTGGCATATCGCTTTTCGCAAGACTGCTCTTGAGGGACGCAACGCATCCGAGGTGTTCCCCAAGATTGCCGAGCGCATAGCGGCTCTCAAAGATCCCTTCGCCCAGTCCCAGGCCGCTGCGATCGCCTTCGGAGGTGCGGGCGAAGCGCTGCTGCCATTCCTGAGGCGTGGCGCCCAGGGGATGAGGGACTATCAGCGCGAAGCGGAGCGCTATCTTCATGTCACCCCTCAGACGACGGCCGCGGCAGATGCCTTCAGAATGGCGCAGACGCGCCTGACCCTTGCCGTACAAGGGCTAGGAAACCGGATATCTGAACGTCTCTCCCCTACCCTGACCCCTCTTCTGAATCAGTTTGCGGAATGGCTTGCAACCAGTCCTCAGGTGACCACGGCCGTAAACACGCTCGGCACTGCCGTTGAGCAATTTGCGTCATGGGTTCGAGCCATAAACTGGCAGAGTGTTGGTCATGAGCTTCAGATCTGGGGCCAGAGGATCAGCGCTCTGACAGGCTTGGTAGGTGGCCCAGAGAATGCCTTGAAAGGCCTGGTCGCCTTCATGACCGGGTCTATGCTTCTCAAAATGGCTGCGCCTTGGACCCATCTTGCGCTGGCGATCGGTCGAGTTGGCCTCACCATTGCTCAAGTGGCCGGCGTTTTCACCCCTCAAGGCCTCCTGATTTCTACCTCTGCCGCACTCATTGGTGCTGGCGCACTTGGGATCTACAAGCACTGGGCAGGAATATCCCAGTTCTTTTCGAACATGTGGGCAAACGTCCGGGCCTCGTTTGATGACGCCTGGGAACATATTTCCCACACGATTGACCTCTTCAGAAACAGCTGGATCGGCCATGCAGTCGGCGGCATCGCACGAGGGATGAGCCGTGCCGCGCACGCCGTGATGGGTCTGGCAAGTCCAGGCGTTCCGTATCAGGCTGGCACGCTCCTGAAAGACACAGGTGCAAACCAGCAGCAATACCAGACCTTCGCCAGATCTGTCGCCGGTATCGAAGGCGCCCGTTACGACCAGATGGGCGGCTCAAGCGGTCGGTTTGCAGGCCGATATCAGATGGGATCTCAAGAGATCTCTGAAGCCGCGCGGTACCTTGGTGTCCAAGAGCCCACCCGTCAGCAGTTCCTGGGCAACCCAGGCATGCAGGAGCAGTTCTTTGAAGCCTATACTGATATGCATGCGCGTTATCTGTCTCAGCACAGCGCTGCTTATCGGAATGCCTCTCCTCAAGAGAAACTCTCCATTCTTGGTTATGCGCATAACCAGGGCGCAGGTGGGGCTGCCAAATGGCTTGAGACGGGACGCGCCGGACATGATGCTTACGGAACATCAGGGACAAGGTATTCTGATTCCGTTTCCTTGAATCTATCCCGGCGCCCCTCTGGCGAGACGGTCAATATCACGCCGTCCAGCGGGACAACTGCTGGGGCAAGCGGCTCGATGACCATCCAGGTACAGGCGGCTCCAGGAACCCATGCCAGCGTGCTGAGCAAGGAGGGCGCCATTCACGATGCCCGTGTAGTGCATAACAATGTGACGGGCGTAATGGCATGAGTGAGAGCCTACTCTCAGTTCTTGGTGCGGCCAGAGATCTTACGTCCTGGCTCGACACGCTCCTCCCTGCCTCCTGGCGCGGAATAGAGTTCGCAGTTGAACGCTCTGAGACCCGGCGCGGACGACGCACGGCAGTCCACGAATATCCTTTCCGGAATACGGTCTGGGTCGAAGATCTCGGCCGCGGCGTGAGGTCTTACGCCTTCACAGGCTTCGTCGTCGGTGATGACTGCTATGAACGGGAACAGGCCCTTCTTGAGGCTTCTGAAACGCCGGGATCCGGAGTCCTCATTCATCCCACTCTGGGTACGCTGACGGTTGCGCTGGTTGGGCCGCTTGTCACGGAGCAGGAAGCAGAACGCGGGCGGTGTGTCAGTCTTCGCTTCGAATTCGTGGAAACCTCGGATGCTCTTTATCCGACCAGCAGTTCGGATACTCAATCGCTTGTCGCATCCTGTATCACGTCGCTGTTTGGGCAGGCCGGATCAGATTTTGTCTCAGGGGTTTCTGATGCCCTGACAGAAGGTGCAGAAGTTCTTTCTTCTGCGGTTTCAACCGCCAATGACTGGGTCGCTGCCGTCGTTCCTTTGGCGTCCGATGCAGGAATCATCGCCTCTGCCGTAGCAGGACTGTCCGGAAACTATGGACGATACTCTACAGGAAACCGAAACAGCTATTTTTCCGATATCACGACCACGGATGAAGCCATTGCAGCCGTAGTTGACGCGCGAGCCAAAGTTCAGACCGCGGCAGGAACCGTTGTTACGGCCTCCAAGAATCTGACAGACGGCGGTTCGTCGCTATGCTCAGCCGCATCTGAGCTGACGGAGGCTCTTAGAGCATGCTGCAATGATCCAGCAGACGCCCTGAGACTCCTGATGAGTCTGTGTGAGTGGGTTCCCGCGACAATAGCCTCGTCGGCGCCAATCGGTGGGGCAATCCAGACAATGCAGACATGTATGGGTCAGCTTTTCCGGCGTGTAGCGCTGGCTTCTCTTGCGCAGGCCTGTGCAGATTATCAGCCCTCTTCCTATGATGATGCCATCACGGTCAGAGGCACTGTAGTTACCATCTATGATGCGGCTGTGCTTGATGCCGGGGATGCGGGGCAGGACCAGGCCTATCTGGGTCTGCGCGCACTTCGTACCAGCGTCGCTCTCGATCTGACAGAACGCGGTGCAAGCCTTGCGCGTCTGATGACTGTTGAAACGCCTCTTCCAATGCCCGCGAACGTTCTCGCTTATCGTCTCTATGGAGATGCCACGCGAGCTGATGATCTGGTGGCGAGAGCCAACCCGGTGCACCCCGCCTTCATGCCAACCCGCTTCAGGGCCCTGAGTTCGTAGGAGAACCGCCATGTCCGTTTCATATGTCACGGTGAAGGGCCATCGGACGAATAGCGGACGTGATCCGAACACTCTCTATTTGGAAGTTGCTGGCCAGCTCTGGAGCGGTTGGCAGGAGGTGCGGGTAACCCGTGGGGTTGAGCGCATGCCCTCTGATTTTGATGTGCTGCTGACAGAGGTTTATCCCCTTTCCTCCACGCGCCTGGTTGTTCAGCCAGGGCAAGCCTGCGTTGTTTGGCTCGGAGATAGCAGGGTCATAACTGGCTATGTCGATCGCTATACACCTTCCATTTCACCGGGCGATCATTCGATCCGGATTTCAGGCCGGGGAAAATGTGAGGATATCGTCGACTGCTCGGCCATAATCACCGGCATGGCCTTGGGAGGGTTCGACGGGGACAATGCGGAGGCATTGATTTCTGGTCTGGTCACCAAATTCGGGATTGAAGTGATCAACACCATCACTTCTGACGCAGCAAAGGCAAACCAGACAGTCCCGCAATTCAATGTAAACCTTGGGGAAACCCCTTGGGAAATCATCGACCGGATATCTCGGTGGGGCCAGTTCCTTTGCTATGAGAATCCCTTCGGGAATCTGGTTTTGGCTCAGGTCGGGACAAAGAAGGCTTCAAGCGGATTTTGCGAAGGGCTTAACGTCGAGGGTGCATCACGGACCCTCGCCTATGACCAGAGATTTTCTGTCTACTATGCCTTTATCCAGGCGACTGATCAGTTCTCGCAGCAGCTAAGTGCTGACATCCAATCCGCTCCCCCTGTTTATGATGTGGACATCACCAGATATCGACCTAAGGCAATCATCTCTGAGCAGACCCTCAATGGGCAGGATATTGCCAAAATGCGCCTCGACTGGGAGCTGGCTCGCCGTGTCGGCCAATCTCAGGCAGTTACGCTTACCTGCGACAGCTGGCGGGACAGTTCCGGGGAACTCTGGACGCCAAATACTCTCGCCTATGTCAATCTTCCGTCGCTCAAGCTTGAAAACAAGACCTGGATAATTGGCGAGGTGACTTACCGGCGCGGGCCGGACGGCACACATGCAGATCTGACGCTGATGCCGCCTGAGGCATACATGCCAGAACCCAATGTCCTGATGGCTCAATTCCCGCAGATCACGACAGCAGAAGGAGGATCTGCAACGAAATGATGCCACCATACATGCAGCGCCTTTTCAGGCGCATCCAGGGCATTTTCCAGGTTGGTACGGTCAGTGTAGCGGGTGATGATGCAGGAGAGGTCCAGACCGCTCAGGTCACTGTCTCGGGCCGGTCGGTCCGTAACGGACTGCCAGTAGTCCAGCAATATGGGTTCAGCGCTGTTTTACCTGCCGGCACTGATGCAGTCATTCTAAGCATCTCTGGAGATGCTTCAAACGGAGCTATCATAGGCACGCTCAACAAAGCTGCGCGTCCTAAGAACCTTGCTCAAGGTCAGGTTTGTATTTTCACCGAGGGTGGCGACCAGATCCTTCTGGATAATAGTGGTGGAACTGGAATCGTCATGAAACCTGCGGCAGGGAAAGTGAAGATTGAGGGTGATCTTGATGTGACCGGAGACGCCAACATCACAGGTGATGCCGTCATTGGAGGGATCAGCTTTGAAAAGCACGTGCACAGAATTCCATCAGGCGCGGATCTGACTGAAGAACCTCAATAGTGAGAAGATCACATCCATGGCTGCATTCAAGGAGGTTCCGGTTCGCGGTGGTGACATTCTCATAGACTGGGATGTCACAAATGGACGCGGCGACTGGTTTGTCAGTGCCGGATCTCTAGCCACGGCCCAGAATGGCTATGACACCCGGAAAAACGCTATCCTTCTTTCACTTTTCACCGACAGGCGCGCTCCTGATGATCTGAAGATGAAAGACCCACGCGGCTGGTGGGGCGATACATATTCCGGGCGGCCGATCGGCTCATGGCTTTGGCTTCTTTTTCGAACAAAGATCACCAATCGCACCGCCACCCTGCAACTTGCCCGAAAATACTGTCTCGATGCCCTGCAATGGATGATCGATGACGGCATAGCTCAATCCATAACAGCGTCTGTGTCTTGGGCGACTACCTCAATTCTAGCCATCAAAATTCGGATCACGGGTCCGGATGGCACGACTTCCGATTATGGCTGGCTCTGGAGAAACTGATGCCCTGGTCTCGCCCAACCCTGACAGACCTGATCGAACAGGCAAAGCAGGACGTGTCCAGCGCCAATCTTCCAGGCGTAGATGGGCTTCTCAATCTCTCTGTCCTTTTCACACTTGGCTATGCCGTTGCCGGCCTTTCCAACCTTCATTACGGCTACCAAGACTGGATCGCCCGACAGGGCACACCCTGGGGCGCAACAGGTGAATATGCAGACGGCTGGGGGTCTCTCAAGGGCGTCATCCGCAAGGCGGCGACGTCTGCAGTCCTTTCGTTTCAGTTCTCAGGGACACAGGGTACGGTATTGCCCGCAGGTTCATCTGTTACGGTTTCGAACAATCTTATTTTCTCGACAAATTCAGACGCTATCGTCTCTTCGTCGGGAATGGTTACTGTAGAAGCGACGGCTTCTGGCACAGGTGCGGATTACAATCTTTCGGCAGGAACGTCTGTCTCTCTTTCTTCGCCTGTTTCAGGCATCTCCTCGACTGGCTCTGTCGTGTCGATTGTCACTGCAGGCGCGGCCCAGGAAACGGACGACGCTTACAAAACACGATATCTCAAGAAATATGCCAGCTCTGCCGGCGGTGGATCCGCAACTGATTATGTGGACTGGGCAGAAGCCGTAACCGGTGTGACCCGCGCGTGGTGCAATCCTTACGGTTTCGGAGCGGGTACAGTTGTCGTCTACATCATGCTTGATGAAGCCAATGCTGCGTATAATGGCTTTCCGCAGGGGACAGATGGCTCGGCTACAGGCGAAACGCGGTATCCCGTAGCCTCAGGGAACCAGCTTGCTGTCGCGAATGCCATTTATAATGGCCAAGACGGTGAAAATGATGACGAGCAACCTGTTACCGCTCTGGTTATCGTTTGTGCGCCCTTGCAGAGACCAATCGATTTCCAGTTTGGAGAGCTTTCTTCGGCCGATGACACGACCCTTGGCCTGATCAAGGAAGCCTTGGCTGACATGATGGTGCAGAAGGGCTCTCCTCTTGGAATGACGCTTTATCCTTCTGACTGGAACGAGGCGATAGCTTCTGTCGAAAGTCTGACGAATTTCTACGTTTCCAGTCCGGTCGAACCTATTGCGCTTCCAGTCGGGTATCTTCCTGTTCTTGGGGAGGTGGTTCTTCCATCATGACCTATACCGCAGACGATTTTCTGCGGGCACTGCTGGCTGAACTTCCTACAGGCGCCGTCTGGCCAAAAGAGCCAGATAGTCTGGTTTCCAGGTCTCTGTGGCCCTTGATGGAAACATTCCAGCGGCTGGCAGAAGCTGATGCAGACCTACTGACCGAAATTTTTCCCTCCACGACCAGAGAGCTTTTGCCTGAATGGGAAAAATCAACCGGATTGCCGGATCCATGTGCTGGAGAAAGCCCGTCTTTTACCCAGCGACGCGCGCAGGTTGTGGCAAGGCTCACTGATAACGGGGGATGCTCAAAAAGCTACTTCATAGCTTTCGCCTCGGCCTTGGGCTTTGACATCACGATTACAGAATATGCTCCAGCCCGGGCTGGTCTCTTCAGAGCTGGAGAGCCGGCGTACGGAGAAAGCTGGGCTTTCGCCTGGACCGTATCAGCTCCCGGCTACACGCCAATATACTTTCGAGCCGGTTCCAGTGCCGCTGGTGAAGCACTGGCCAGTTGGGGGAACGCCGTTCTCGAATGCGAGATCAAAGAGCGTGCCCCGGCCCACACTGTCCCCCTCTTTGCCCAGAATGGTGAAAATCTCATCACCGATTTCGGCCCGGACATCGTTTAAAGAAAAGAGAGATCATGTATCGCATAGATACGAGCACGGCGCTTTCGACGCAGCCGGCGATTTCTGCTGCCGGAACGGGTGGCTTTTTTACAAACGGCAATGCCGTCACAGGCGTGGCGGCTACTGTCGTCGATGCCGATTGGCTGAACGGCATGCAGGAAGAGCTGATGTCTTTCCTGACGGCTGCGAACCTTACGCCTGTCAAGGGGACGAACAATCAGGTTCTGACTGCGGCCAGAATGCTTACCGGTCTGCCAACCGTCATGGTCCAAACGCAGGCCACCGGCAATTTCACTGTCCCGGCCGGTGTCTATCGTATCCGTCTGCGATTCCGTGGCGGCGGCGGAGGGGGTGGTGCGGGTGGAAGCAATTCCACAAGCGCTGTTTCAGCTGGAGGCGGAGGCGCAGCCGGGGCCTTCCTTGACCTCATCCTTGCTGTCCAGCCTGGCAACAATGTCTCCTGGGTCATCGGAGCGGCAGGCAGTCCCGGAACATATAATGGCAGTTCGGGAACAGCCGGCGGTGACACGATCGTTTACCTCTCGGGTGTAGAGGTCGCCCGCGCAAAGGGAGGAACCGGAGGCGCAAACGCAACGTCGGGCGGCGTCGGGCAAGGCGGAACGGGCGGATCCTTTTCCGTAACAGCTTCTGTCGGCGGCTATGAGGGCCATACAGGCCCTGGCGGCGGCTATGGCGTTTATGCCGGCGTCTCCCAGGGCTGGGGCGGCGTTGGCGCGCCGTCTTATGGATACGCGAGTGTTCAGGTCACCGGACAGAACACCACGGGCCTGTCAGGCTCTCCAGGCGGGGGCGGATCAGGTGGAACGGGCGAAAGCAATGGTGGCGCAGGAACTGCAGGAGAGCTGACATATGAGTACTGTTGAGCAGGTTTATGCCGTCTATCTGACGGCCGCCACGGCTGACCATCCCGCCGGATATGTCGTCAATAACATCGTATGGGATGGAAACGGGACTTTGACCCTTCCATCCGGGCAGGCCTCTATCCTCGATGCCGATCGCAAGTATCCCATCGGAAGCACCTACACAGCCAGCTGAGGGATTGCCTGAGATGTCCAGACTTCTCTGGCGCCCGTCCCAGAGGATTGTGCACTCTGGCGCGCCGTCCTGCTGGAGTATCCGAGGCGTCACGCCCCCCTCCCTCCTCCGCTGGCCCTCCTGCGCCCAGAACAGCGCCGCCGATTACAGCGTGGACTTCGCGCCTCTGCTTGGATGCGGCGAGCGGATCGTGGAAGTGGCCTTCTCCACGGATGGCGGAGCGATCGCCTGGGCCTCGATCTTCGGAACGCTGGCCACCGCCTGGATCGCCTGGCTTTCGCCCGGCCAGCAGAGCGCTGAAGTCACGGCCCTGACCTCATCAGGCGCTACGCTGACAGGAACCGTGACTGTTACGGTTTCTGGAACGGGGGCCCTTCTGCAGGCGCGCAGGCAGGCTTCCCTGCCGGACGGAACCGGTGTTCCGCCGAACGCAGCTCTGGCGCCTGACAAAACGGTCCTGTCGCTCGATGCCGGCCACACATGGCAGGTGTCATTGAGTGACCTTCTCAGTCCTGCTGGCCAGCCTCTGCTCTCTCCATCCGGGGTGAGACTGCGCGACCAGGTGTTCGAAACACGGACGAATATTCTTCTCATCGCATAATCAGGAGGGCGCCATGTCTGGCACCACTCAATCGGGGACGCCGATCTCCAGCCTCCCGCTGGCGGATACGGTCTCTCCGACGGATACGCTTGTCGGTGTCCTTACCCGTAACGGGACAACACAGGCACAGCAGGTCTCCGTTTCCGTCCTGGCGACTGGCATCTCTTCAGCCATAGGGATGGATGATGCTGTTACTGCCGCCCAGGCAGCTGCGGCAGAGGCCGCAGCAAAAGCAGAAGCGGCCGGAGAAAACGTCTCAAACGCCATCACGGGGATGCGCGGAAAGGCCAATGGTGTTGCCGCCCTCGATAGTACGGGCGCGCTTACGCTGAGCGATGGCGACAACCTTGTATCCGGTCTGACGGTTTCTCCGGCAACGCAGACCGCGACAGCCACCCTGAAGCCGCTCCTGACGCTCGATGGCGCGGCAAAAGTACGGACATCCGAAGGTGACGTGCTCATTTCGGATTTTTCCGACCGGCTGCCAGCCTCTGCCTTTTACACGGACGCGCAGGGATACATTCGCAAAATCCCCGCTGTGGTCGGCACGCTTCCTGCTGACGTCACCCTGAATGGCGGCGTCTACATGGCAGGTGCGTCTTCGCTTCCTGTGGGCCTGTCCTCAAATGGCGGCATCGTCATGACTGACGGTTCTGTTTTTTATCCCAACACAATCAATAACGGCGGCGTCCTGTGCGCCACGTCCAACGCAACTGGAGCGTAACCTCATGTCCGTAGCAACCGGCAATCCCGTTTTTGTCACCGTTGGTGGAGACGCTTCGAGCGCGACTGCAACCTATACGCCGGCTGGCGCGACTGCACCGGTCACGGCCTCGATGGCAACGATCGGTCTCAATGCGCAGACGGCAAACACCAATGCCGCTTCTGCGCTACAGGCGGCCAATGAGGCTACGGCCGCAATCTCCGCAGGCGGGTTTGCAAAAGCCACCGATCTGGCGAATTACATTCCGACCTCTGCGATCGGTGCGTTTGGCGGCGTTGTCCCCATCAATGCCAATGGTGCGCTTTCGATTCAGACGGCCCCCAAATCGGGCCAGTATCTTGTCTGCGGCATGTCAGGGACGAACGGGTCCACGGAAGTCATTACCTACTACCTGACGAACGCTTCGGCCGATGACAACAGCCCTACCGTCAAGACGACCGTCTGGTCCAATGCAAACGGCGGATATATGGCCTTTGCGGGGGCAGCGTTCCATTCGGACACGTCGAACGGGGCAGCCCTCGGAACGGCCAGCAATCTCTGGTCTGTGCTCTACGCTGCTTCGGGCACGATCAACACGTCCGACGTCACGACCAAGGTCAACATCAAGCTCCTGTCGGACCCGGCCGGTCATGGGGCCGCTGTGGGTGCCCTGGCACCGGACGATGAAACCGAAAAGCTGCTTCGCGTCGGACGGAACATTCCGCTGGCCGTCTGGACGTTCAAGGAGGGCAAGCGCCGGCATATCGGCAGTCTCGCCCAGGCTGTTCAGGCCGCCTTCGCTGCCGAAGGTCTGGATGCGGCCGATTACGGTATGTGGTGCGAAGACGACGTGATCGAGACCGTGCAGGAGGGAAAGAAGACCATCCGTCGCCCGGCCCTCAATGCTGACGGGACGCCGAAGAAAATCCAGGGCCTGCGCTATGACGCCGTTCATGCGCTGTGCATCGCCGCGCTCCGCGCCGATCTCGGGAAGTGAGGTGAAGCATGGCTTCCGCATCCGCAACTGCCATCGACACCGCGATCTGGGGCCTTCGGGCCTCGGAAACGTTTGTCTCCGTCGCATACCCTGACCGGTTCGTCATCACGGCCCCGTCCATCCCGACCGAAGCTGCGGATGTCGCCTGCAACTTCGCCATGATGCGCGGGGATGCGGTCCTGTATTCGAACGACAGCGGGAAATGCACGCTCGGGCTTCAGGGTCAGACCAGCGAAGATTCGAACAAGCACAACTTCAAGATCAAGGTCAAAAACAGCAACAAGGACAAGATCGCAGTCCGTTTCGGGGACTGGGATGAAAGCACATCCATCACCCTGAAAGCCTATGGCGACATCCCGGGGAACAACACGGCGTTCGACCGGACGATGGTCCGCGAAGCGGTCTGCCTCGAACTCTGGCGGCGCATCCGTCGTGCTTACCCGGCCCCGGAAAACCGGATCGGTCCGTGGTACGCATGGATGAATATCGATATGTCCCTGCTCCCGTCAGCACGGTTCTCGTGTGACTGCCGGCCTGTCTCGGTCTATCTGCAACTCCCGACCGATGACGCGCCGCAGTTCTACGGAGCCTATATGCTGCGTTCGGACAATACGAATACGACATATCTGATCGATGAGACGAACGCCTTTCACTATCTGCTACAGCCGCAACACGGGCCGACAAGCCTCTGGACGACCCCGAACCTGCTTCAGACGACGTTCTGGGAGTTCTCTTCTCCCACGACCTATGATTACGAGGTTCCCGCGCGTCTGCTCAACTGGTTCTCTGCTGTCCTGAAAGGCACGGATAGCTGGGCGAACTATGCCGGCTACATCGGGCTGAAATCGTGGATGGATTACAAAATCTTCTGCGATGTCGTCGGCAGTTTTGACAGCATGGTGAACAACCTCATGCTGAAGAGCTATACGGCCACCGAGACGGCAGGCATCTGGGAAGTGGACGCTTACGACCTGGACGAAAGCCTCGGCTGCAAGTGGGGGTATACGAACGGGGCTGATCCGGAAACCACGGGTTTTACGACCGATCAGGATCCTGTCTGGACGTCATTCTCGACGTATTTCGCTTCGCAGATCAAGGCGCGATATGCAGAACTGCGTAGTGCTGGCGTGCTCGACATCAGGTCGTTTACCGAAATCCTGACCTTCTATTCGGAGGGTTTCCGGCCGGCTGACGTCGAACAGGACTGGGTTTTGTACGGGACAAACTCTGTTTCGAACTCCCCCTACATTCTGAACTGGTACCAGCGGCGCCTTGCATGGCTTGACCAGCAATGGGGCTATACGGCCTGACACCCTGACCGACAAAACCCGCCTCCGAGCGGGATTTTTTATATCTGGAGGGCCGTATGGCCGATGACATGGCGGATCTTGCGGCCGAAGTGCGCGCATTGCAGGACCGCGCCCTGAAACTCGAAACCTCCCATGAGATGCTCTCGGACCGGCACGATGAGTTCCGGCAGGAAATGCGCACGGAAGTCCAGTCCCTCCGCAAGGATCTCCAGGAGGTCAAGGCGCAGCAGACCGCCATCGTCACGGGCATGGGCGAGCTGAAGACCATGCTCAAGAACGCCAATGATGACCGTTCCGCCAAGGACCAGGCCCTGAAGCTGACGGTCTGGGCGGCCAATACGTTGGGACCGTACCTCATCCTCGTTCTGGTGGCGGCCGCGGCCTATCTGAAGGGGCATCTCGGATGAGTGGGGTCAACCTGTCCCAGGTGAAACGCCTGTGGATCACGCCCGCCCTGACGGCCCTCGGGCTGTCCCAGCTGGCGCGCATCAATCTCGTGACGGGCATCGGGCTGGTCGAGAGCGATTACGTCTGGCTCGAGCAGCTCAATGACGGACCGGCCCGCGGGTTCTGGCAGATGGAAATCGCCACCCATGATGACATCTGGAAGAACTCCCTGCCGGATCCGTCCCGCTCCCGGGTGCTGGCCGGTCTGCACCGGCTTCTGTGCGGCCGGGCTCCGGAGGCCAGTCTGATGGCTGCTGACCCGCTCTATGGCGCGGCCATGTGTGCGGTGAAGATCCTTCTGGCCCCCGAGGCCCTGCCGGCGGCGGATGATGCGGCCGGACAGGCCCGGTATCACAAGCGCTGGTACAATACCCCGCTCGGCTCGGCCTGCGCCCTGGCGAACATTCCCGACTTCCAGGCCGCCATCGCGGCGTGAGCGTGCTGCTCTGGGCGCTGTGGCGCCGTCGCCTCCTGCGCCTGCGGGTTCTCGCCTGGCGCTTCCCTGACAGTGAGAAATAGCCATGACTGCCCTCTTCCGGCTGCCGTCAAAATGGAATGGCCTTCCGCCCGATCCACAGACAAGCGGCTGGCACGTGCTGGGGATGCCTCAGTTTTCCCATAGTGCCGAGACCGGCCTGATGGTCTTTCTGTCTCATTGGTGTGCTCACACCCAATGCTGGGGAACCGATCGGGACAGACGTCGTGCGTCGTGGGCTGTCGGACAGCGCCTGACTTATATCAGCCGCGCTCCCGATGCGGCCGACCGGATCATAATCGACTACCAGGACGTGCCCTGATGGCGGCTGTTACCAATTCTTATCCAAACTGGCCGTCCTTTATGGCGACCGGTAATCCGGCCAATATTCTCCCCTCCACCAAGGTGGCCGCGCAGTTCGAGACGAAAATCGATGCGGAAGACGGTCAGGCAGAGAATACCCAGCTTTATACCCCTGCCATTTCGGGGGGGACGGCAAGCGATCTGACAATCAAGGCGACCGGAGGCACAGTTTTCCGGACCCTGGAAAACCTCCTTGGCGGCCTTCTCTCGATCTGCGATTTCGGGGCCATTGCAGACGGGGAATTTGACTGCGCGCCTGCGATCAATCTGGCGCTTGCATCCGGGGTCAGCGCCATCTTCATTCCGCCCGGAACATATTACTGCGCCTCCACAATCATTATTCCGCCGAACGTCGCTCTCTACGGCATGAGCGGCCCGATCATGAGCAACCCTCCTACGAAGGGCTGCATCTTCGAGTTCGCTGAGAGCGTCGGGGACTGCGTCCGGATCGGAACCGTAGGCGGCGAAGTCTGGCAGGGCGCACGGTTCGAAAACGTGGCCGTCATGCGCCAGGGCGGCGCATCTTCCACGATTCCCTCCGGAAGTATTGGCGTCCACGTCGTCAACTCTCAGGGCGTCGTTCTTCGGAACATCTGCTGCTATGGGCATGACGACGGATTCTATGTGCAGGGCGCAGATCCGGACGGCATTACGCTGTGGATGGATTTCTGCAACACGGGGCGCATCCAGTCCTCGCATCTTGTCGTGGATTCCTTCCCGGAAGTCCGTGTCTCCAATTCTCGCTTTGGCATGAACGGTTCGGGCGACCTGGCCTGCACCAACTATGTCTCGATCACCGGCGGCAACACGGGCAATGCGGCGGGCGGCCCGAATACGATTGCGTTCACGAACTGCCAGTTCAATCAGGGCGGTGGCGTACTGGTCACGAACTGGCTGAACTTCAACAATCAGACGACCGGCTCAATCTCCGATACCGGGCTGATTACAGTCACCAACTGCTACGTCGAAACGATCAAATACGGCATCGTTTCTGATGCCACGTGGACCACTATTCGCAGGCTGATCGTATCCAACAGCGAATGGAACATGGAGGGTGCGCAGTGGTTCGCGCTTAATCCCGCCACGTCGCTGGAAGACTGCACATTCTCGAACATGGTTGTGTTCGGAAACATCACGCTATCCGCAACGCTGAATCACGTACTGTTCAGCAATATTTATGTGGATCAGGATATCAGCGTCACCAGTGCCAGTGCGACATCAGTGATGTCCATGAATGGCGTCAGTTGTGCCGGTAACCTAACCATTGCAGGTGAATGGAGCAACATGCTGGCTGTCAACATGCAGCATGGCGACTTCACGAATACGGCGACAGGAAGTGTCATCTTTTCGGATGTCGCGGGTACGACGTATGATTCCGATTACACCTACTCCGTTGGCGAACATTCTTTCTTCATCAACTACGGCACAAACAGTGGCGCCCGCTTCCAGAACGATGGCAACTTTGTCATTTACAACAATGCGGCAGGCGCTCCGGTCTTCTCTGCGAACGCCACGACGGGAACAGTTTTGGCCGACGCAACGCTCGGAACCGGGGTCTATACAGTAGCCGGGCTTCCGACGACCAGCACGACTTCTGACCTGAAAGCCGGGTGTATGACGTTCGCCAGCAATGGCCGCAAACCGTCTGAAGCAGCCGGGGCTGGAACCGGCGTTTCTGTTTTCTACGATGGCACGAAATGGTGCTCGATGTGCGATGGAAACGCCGTGGAAGCTTGACGCGCCTGTTGTCTTGCTGCGTGCAATTTGCCCCTGCTATCGCCCGATCATACCGCCTTTCGGGCGGTTTTTTCTTATCCGGAACCTGAGATTATGGACCCTGTGACCCTGCTGGTGGCGATGCTGCCAGCCAAGGATTTCGGCTGGGCGCTGCTGGTGCTGCTGGCCCTGTCCGGGCTGTGCAACTGCATCGCGCCTTTCATCCTGCCGCCGAAGCCGGGCGCGCCTCGCTATGCCCTGAAGAAGGCGGTCTACGTCGCCATCACCTGGGGCGCGGCCAATCTCGGCAGGGCGGCCAACCGGATCCAGTGCGGCCGGACAGGCGTGATGGTGCCGTATCAGGACAGGGAGAAGGCCAGGGCCCTCCTGACCGGTCACGGCATCGATGTCCTGACGAAGAAAAAGCCGGACACGTGACTGAACCCTCTGCGGACCGGTCCCGGCTCTCTCAGTCCCATCGCCGGAGGAGGCAGCGCACCCGCTGTCAGACCGGCATCTCTCACGGCGTCCTTCGGGGCGCCTTTTTTATTGGAGGCCCCTGTGGCTGATCTGAATTCCCTGACCTCTCTCCAGACCCTCGTCTCCACGGTTGCCGGCAGGCATGAGAGCGATGCCGTGAAGGCCGATCTCGCCCTGGTCGGGACGGCCGTGTCCCTGCTGGCCCAGACGCTGGTCCCGCGTCTTGATCCGTCCCTGAACCTGTCGGGCATCGATGCCGGTCTGGCCAGGGCCTTCGATGGCATCACCGATACGGTGACAGCCGCTGAGACGAAGGTGAGCACCGAGACGGAGGCTTCTGGTGCTTCCACTGCGCAGGAGATCCCGGCCCATGCGTAATCCTTCCCGCCGCGGCTTCCTGAAAGCCGCCCTGGCAGGTTCGGCGGTGGCCGGGCTGGCCGCCTGTGGGACGATCAGCTCCTCGACCAGCAATGGCGTGACCACGATCCATATCCAGAATGCCGAGATCATCTCGGAGGTGGACACGGCGCTGGATGTCGCGAAGACCGTCCTCGGCTTCACGAGCGTCCCGGCGGCCATCGTTACCGCTGTCAATACGGCCATCGCGCTGATCGAGCAGGGGCTGGCAGGTTATACTGCTTTCGCCGGCACGACGACGGTCCTGACGTTCGATAGCAGTAGCGTTCCGTCCGCCATCACCTCGGTCATCGCCGACATCCGCCAGGGTGCGGCCGGTATTGCCGCAGCCGTGACGGCAGAAGGCGCGAACCTGTCTGCGACGCTGGAAAGCAGGATCAACAGTGTGGCGACGGATGTGGCGGATGTGGCCGGTCTCCTGACGAGCGCTGTCTCTGCCGTGACGGCAGACCGTCGGGGCGCCAGTTCGGAAACGTCCCGGGCTGTTGCCATCGAAGCGATCCGCAAGCGTCACGGCCTGGCCTGATGTTTGCAATGCCTCCGCCGGACCTGTCTGGCGGGGATGCCCTGCTGGCGTGGGGACTGCCGACAGCCTTTGTCGCGGTCCTCCTGCTGGCCGCTTATCTGATCGGGAGAATGCACTGATGGCGGCCACGGTACGCCTGTATTACCCGGCTGACCCGTTCGGGCGGCTGATCTGCTGGCGGCTGGAGAGCACGTTCTCCCACGCGACAATCGAACTGGATGGCACGCTCTATTCGGCCACCTTCCCGCGCATTGTCGGTGTCGGTCCGACGGACCGGTCTTTCGGCATGCCGCCCCGGACCGGGCAGTCCTATGCGATCCGGCTTACGGATGAAGAGACGGCCAGAGCGGTCGCGTACTGCCAGTCCATGCTCGGGACGTCCTACGACGTGCTGGCGATGCTCGGCTGGGCGTTCCGCATCCAGTCCATGCAACGCCCGGGCCATGCCTACTGCTTCGAGTACGTCTATGACGCGCTTGCGGCGGCCGGCGTCTTTGCATCCAGCAGGCGGCTTGTGACGGGCGATCAGCTTCTGACCGATCTGTATGCCGCTGGCCGGGTCGAAAATCTCACAACCTGTATTGGCACGGAACGGCTGGCCTTGCGCCAGAAGCCGGCCGTTGTCGTGCCTGCTCCAAAGGTGAACCCATGAGCGCTCCTTTCACCGGTCGCTGTCTTGGCAAACGGCCTCCCAGACATGACCCGCGCACCTACCGGCTTGCGCCGCTTCTGGCCGAGAAGCTGCCGGCCATTCCCGCCTCCAAAGACTGGTCGGCCGGCGTGCCCTATCAGATGTGGGGCAATGACCGGTACGGATGCTGCGCCTTTGCAGCCTACGCCGCTCTGGTGGCGACGTGGACGCAGGCCGCGCAGGCGCTTGTCGTGCTCGCCACCACGACGGTTCTGACGGCCTATGCGGATGTGACCGGCTTCGATCCGGCCACGGGCGCGAACGACAACGGCACGGTCCTGCTCGATGAGCTGAATTACTGGCGCAGGACCGGCCTGCCGCGTCCGGGACAGACCCTGGACGTCCTGACCGCCTACGGCTCCATTCCGCCGTCCGATGAGGACGGCCTCAAACGGGCGATCTGCTATCTCGGCGGCGTTCTGGCCGGCGTTGTCATGCCGAAAGGGTTTCTGTCGCTTGGTCTGGGCGAGACATGGGATCTGGACAGACTGTCCGGCGATGAGCTGACACCGGCGGGTGGTCATGCCATTGCGCTGGTGGGCTACACGGTCGAGGGCGTGTTCTTCAACACCTGGGGTACGCGGACGTTCATGCCCTGGTCCACGTTCGCGGCCATTGCCGATGAAGCCTATGGCCTGCTGTCGCGGGAGAACTGGCTGACCTATTCACGGTCTTTCCCCCGACGGCGAAGGGTTCGACGCGCTCGTGAGCGAGCTGCAGGCAGCCTGATTGTCACCTTCTCAGATCAAAACCAGGTTAACCGGTAA